CACAAAATAATTTAGCGAACCCTCGTGGGAATACGACGGTATAATAATCATCTTATCATAGACACCGCCATCGCAATAACCAATATTGTAACGCAGTATATCCGCTTTAGTTACGCCTCGTTTTTTTAGGTAAGCTAAGGCTTGTCTACCAGTCATATCACTTTTAGTAATATCAGTAAACAATTTGAATTCCTTAGGTAAATTGATTGCCTCAACTTTTTTAGTATTGTCTCTATAATCTTTATAAGAGACATGCTTTTTAATTTCAGCAATTTTATCGTCTGGAGCGTTTGCTTGTTTTAGTAAGGTAACTAGATTTGTACCTTTTTTATTACATACCCAACAATGCCAAGGATTTTTTTGACCATCAGTAAAATTAACCTCTAATTTAGGTTTAGAATGATGACAAAAAGGACAGTGGTAGGCTTGATTACCTCTAGCTGTAGCTTTACCTGCTCCTAAAACGGAGTTGACGATGTTTACTAATAAATGGTTTACCATATAGGTAGTAATATACAACCCTATTTTTGAGGTTCAAAGTCTTTTGTATAAAACTTACCTAAGATGTTATCGTTAAAGAATAAATGTGGGTTCTCTAACGTCTCATAGATAAATAATGCTTTTGTTTCCTCGTAAGTTAATAACTTTTTATTAGGAGCCAAAGTTAAAATTTCACGTTTGAAATTCTCTATTGGTTCGTTTTCTAATAAATTAAGTAATATTTTGTTAGAACCCCAATATGTTTTCCAATCGCTTTCTTTAACTACTTGTTTGTATGATGGTTTTCTACCTTTAGTACCTTCATACAATGCTAAATCTTTTTTAGTTAATTTAGCTTTACGAGTAAATTTAACGAATTTTTTTCCTATATAAGCTTTACCACTTGGGATGTGAGTAATTCTATATACGAAACCGAATGTTGAAGGAGGGAAATCCTCTAATGAGGTCATTGCCTCGCCTTTATATAACCAATCCATAATATTACTTGTATAAATTAAGTAAGTTGAGTCCAGGCGGGAACGTAATAATCTGTTCCTCCTATATTAATTCTTAACCAACCATGTACAGTTTTACCTACATCATCAGGGACTTGGGTAAATGCTGGGATTTGACCTGCTGATGCTTGATTTAACACTCCTGAAGTTCCTGAAGAACCACTAGTACCTGAACTACCAGAGGAACCAGAAGTTCCAGCTGGGCCTGAAGAGCCAGAAGTACCTGAGCTACCTGAAGAACCATTTATACCTGAAAATCCTGAAGTACCAGAACTACCAGATGAACCCGAAGTACCAGCTTGACCAGAAGAACCTGAAGTACCAGATGAACCTGATGAACCAGATGAACCTGAAGAGCCTGAAGTACCTGAACTACCTGAAGAGCCGTTAATACCTGAAACTCCTGAAGTACCTGATGAACCTGAAGATCCTGAGGTGCCTGAAATACCTGAAGAACCCGAGCTGCCTGAAGTTCCTGAAGAGCCTGAAGAGCCTGAATTTCCAGAAGTACCTGAACTACCTGAAGACCCGTTAATACCTGAAACTCCTGAAGTACCTGAGCTACCAGATGAACCTGAAGTACCTGATGAACCTGAAGATCCTGAAGCATCTGTACCATCTGTACCTGAAGTACCTGATGTACCTGAGCTACCAGAGGAGCCATCTGTACCTACACCTGAAGTACCTGAGCTACCAGATGAACCATTAATACCTGAAACTCCTGAGGTGCCTGAAGAGCCTGAAGAACCATTTATACCTGAGGTACCTGAAGAACCAGATGTACCATCTGAACCTGAAGAGCCACTAGTACCTGAAGAACCTGAACTACCTGAAGAACCTGAAGTGCCTGAAGTGCCTGAGCTACCTGAAGAGCCGGAAGAACCTGAAGTACCTGAAGTATTTACTTGGGCATCTTGCCATAACATAAATTCCCCAGTATCAGCACTTCTAACTACAATGTTATGCACACTACCTAAAGGACTAGGAGCATCACTAGGATTTTCTTGAAAAAATGAACCGCTAAGAGTAATACTACCGCTAACCTCAATATCATAGTTACTAGCACCCGTGAATGCTTCTACGGATTGGGATACATGCCATGCATTAATTATATTACCCTGTACTATCTGGTCACTACCTGAAGTAAAAATTTCTTGTAATCTATTTGCTCCTTTTGCCATGGTTATTATCTATCTATGTTTATAAATATAGTAGTATCTGTTGTTCTTGAAATAGGGAGTGGTTGGGATAATTTTCCTATCGCTAACAAATTTTGATCATTATCATATAATCCTACTGTAGTAACGTAGGGTGAAAAATAAGAACCAGTTGCAAAGTCATATATAGTACCATCTGTAGAATCTGAGATAATTGAAGGATTTTGAGAAAAATTATATTCAAATTCACTAATAGTAGCTTTATATTGGGTTTCGTAAATATCAAATGAGCTAGAAAATGAACAAGTTACATTAGTTTCTAGTAAATCTGATAATGTAATGCCACCTCCATAAACATTTTCTCCATATTCGGATCCTCCATATCCTTCTGGGATTGGAGGAGCATTATCTACTAAATAAGTAAATATAGCTATACCGTGAGGATATATAATATTACCTACATAGGTCCCATCAGCATAAAGGTTACCATTACCATCATCGGTAATAATATGAGTTATTAAGTCACTATCAATAATTTTATATTCAAATGAATTAGGTTGAATATAATCACCCCATAAACGAGAAGGAATAGATAAAGCTAAGATTACATCATTAGAACCTGTAGGAAAGTATCTAATAACATCATCTGTAGATTGGAGATAATTTTCATATCTACCAGATGAATCTGGGTTGCCTATAAAAGTATTTCCTACTTCATTATTTCCAGGAAATAAACTTTGAGTTTGAATAGGTGAACCATAAGAAGAAGTTAAAAAATTAGAATAATATAATTCTTTAACTGAGTTATAAATTAATTCTCTATCTTGAATACCTACTGAACTATTACCTGTAGTAGGATTTGAACCCGAAATAAAAATAGGTGATTGTATATTAGTACCTTGAAATCGGCCTATTTGAATATTACTATCATTAAATTCAGAAGCAGGAAAGGAGAACCCCTTATTTACTTTAAAGGGTTCTACAATTATGTCCTGTGATAAAAATTGTTTGTATGCGCTCATTCATTTTAGAAATCTAACTTGATGCGAATTAACGCTTCTTTAGTAAAGTCTTTTTTTAATGGTCTAGATAACTTAGCTACAGCTAATAATTCATTAGTATCATTATATAAACCTACAGTAGTAATATATGTTGTAGGGTTATTAATAAAACTACTAAATAACACTTCTCCAGTTGAGCCTGAAATAAATGATGGGTTTTCTGAATAATTATATTCTGAACTTCTAGGTCTTACAAAAATATAATCGGATGTAATAGTTTCTTCAGAGTTAGCTGTAAATGTAGCAGCATCAGATGAAGAAATAGCTGAGAATAATCTAGCTGGGTTTTGGTCATCACTATTTGAACCTGTTACAGGGTTTAAAGTAATCCCACCACCTGAAGCTAAAGAACCTAATGCTCTAGGGTTTAATAAGTAAGTGGAAATATCTGGAAGGAACCAACCATATGAACCAGAAGCATCTGAATATCCTTGGTTATTTCTACCTGTAAATACAGTACCTGCTGAACCTGATACTAATTGGAATACTCTACCAGCATCATTAAATTCAACTGAAGCAACAGCATTACTATTATCAGTTAAAGAGATAACACCTGATGAACCTGAGATTAATAAGGTAGTAGATCCAGGAAATAAACCTTCTTTATATCTATTTCTATCTACAGAAATTGCCCAGAAATCAGATGATGTAACTCCACCAAATACAAAATTAGCGTTTTCATCACCCAATACTAAACTTCTATATTGACCATAAATAGTTGAAGTATAGGATTTTCCATTTACAATTGAATTATATAATTCACTACCACTACCATATTGGTTACCATAAGTAACTGCAAATTCTAAAGAAGAAGTAGTTTCGTTTGAAAACACATTAAGATAGTAATTACCTGATGCTCCATTCTTTTGAGTAGAGGAAGTAAAAAATGTTGTTATTGTTGGAATTTCACTATCAGTCCATAGACCAGCTGTAATACTATCAGCTGAAACTACGAAATCATCTGCGACTAATTGATTAAATGACATAATTTAAATATTAGGATACTTTTGTTACTGTAATTGGGATTTGAACACGGGCACCACTATCTCTACCAATTATAGTTAAAGTAGCGTTTAATTGAGAATTAGTACCAAATAAGGTATTTACAGTAGTTGCTTTTATATTAATAGTTGTACCTACTACAGTTGAAGAAACACTAGTACCTAAAGTAGTAGTTGAATTAACATTTAAGTTAGTTGTAGCAGCATTACTAATACCTACACCTTCAAATGTAGATAATAATCTTACATCCGAAATAGTAGCTGTGTATCCTGCGGCTTCTGAAAGGTTTCCTCCTAAATAATTTAATGTTTGAGGGGTAATTGCTAATGAAGCACCTTGTTTAATTACAATATTAGTGTAACCAACATCTAGGATAGGCATTTTAGCAGTGCCACGAGGTAAAGTAGTTAACTTGTACTTCATGATTTGAGTTTCATCAGGAAATGCTTCTAATAAAGGCATATTTTCAATGGCTTGACCATAAAATGCTGAGCCTGATGGGTGAGTTGGGTTATAAAGTGTATAATCAATCTCATCATCAGCCAATGAAAATTGGGTGATTCTAAAAGAACCATCATTTTGAGCTAATGCTTGACGACCTTTCGTTGTTAAGATAGCATCAACTGTTACTACTGAGTTATTTAAGTATCCCATTGTTTAAGTAAGTATTTTGTTATAAATATATGTTATTTTTAAATTTATGCCAAATTATTTTATATAATTCTATTATCTGATAATATTTGGCGGGCTTGTTGGGGTAAATCTTTTGCTGTTGAAAGTTCTATACCCGCAGGATATATTATACCTCCCTCATAATAGTTGTTTACGTAATTTGGATAATCCCTTTTTCCTTCTAACATGAGTTTTGCTGATGAATATGCTCGTAATTGGTCTTTAAAGGTTATTTTTACAGTATCGGATGAAGAAATTGGTGTTGCTACCATCTGTACTTGACCTTCTGAAAATTCATTATTTACAAAATTTTGTTTTAGTAATTCTAAATTTTCATCATTATTAATAGCCTCAATTAAGGTACCATCAGGAGCAATAATATATTCAATAACCATAGTACCTGTGTATGGTCCTGGGCTACCTCCGGTTGCTATAAATGCACTGTAATATGCTACATAAGTTCCAACTGAGTATTGGGCATTATACCCACTACCAAAGTTGAATGAAGATACTGTGTTTTTAGAACCTTCATAACGTGGTAATGTACTACGTTTTGAATAATAATTAAAATCTTGTACAAATGCTTTTGGTAACTCTCCATTAAATTGAGATGCTGTTATAATAGTTTGATAATTTACAGCTTGAATAGCATTTGAATTAAAATCTAAATCATAGAATGTATTACTTTGCCTTGGTGTAATTTCATTATTTAAAATAGCATTATTATCCGAATACGCAAAATTAGGAATATTAATATAAGGGTCAATTAATGTATTTGAATTTACATTTAATCCTAATGCTGGGGTATAGATTAAACCTGAAACTATAGTAGTATATCCTGTAAATTTAATTCTCCAAATGGTATTCGTAAATTGACTAATTTCACTTATAGTTTGGGTGCGGGTTCGATTAAAAGGAGGACCTGAGGGACCAAAAACATCTTCATTTTGGGTTCTAACTGTAAATGTAATTTGATCTCCAGGACCTAAATTACTTAAAGCAGATTCAATATTAACTCCATTGTTTGAAATTTCATGGATATACATTTCATCAACTCCCCAACCTAAAAGTTGTTTTGGGTTCCCGGCACTTTCCACACTAGCATAATTCCAATAAAATTCACCCTCTAAAGGATCGGTATTGTTTGAGCCTGAGGATATATAATCAAGTGTAACTGTTGTAGGTTTTTTTTCTGTATTTGAAGGATTTAATTCTCCATCTTCAACTAATAAGGCAGAACCACTAAATTCACCCGTAACAAATTCTCTAGCATCATCCTGGGTAAATTCTTCAAAACCAAATGGTGTTTGATATGAACCCTCCCAGCTTTGAGTAACGTTTACTATTTGATCTAATGTATGATTTGTACCCTCTACAAAATTAGGTAAAGCACCACCTTGAGAACCTGTAATAGATTCAATTGAAATATATTCAAATTCACCTGTAGGGGTATATGTTCTAGAACCACTTAATAAACTTGGGGTTTGACCTATGCTTCCTGTATATTCTTGTTCAGTATATGAAGGTAAAGGTTCAGGGTATTTTTGTCTTTCTAATAAATGTTGTTTTATAGAAATACCAGTTGCAGCTGAAACTTTAGATGGAATGAAATCTTTAATAGTTTTCCAAAGTGAATTATCAAAGAATTTAATTAACCTAATAAAATCATTCCAATCGTAATTGCTAGTATATTTTAAGAAATAATCATCTCTTAAATTATTTAAATCAGGATAGAATGTTGAACCTGAGTTTATTTGTCTAGGATCACCAATGTATTCCCCAATATTAAAATAGCCTAATGAATCAATAATATCATCATTAATTTGATTAGTTGGCGATAATGTTACTTCAACTTGATTAATAGTATTAGTATAAGCATCATCTGTTTCAGTATTTTGTTGGATAGATCTAATATTAGATAATTGTTGATTACCTTCGGGTAAATTTAAAGCAACTTGTCTAATTTTATCAGTAATACGGTTTTTAATACCAACTGCAGGTTGGTCCATAAACACATATTCTCTATTAGCTTCAAATCCCCCACCTCTAATACTAAAAGCGTTACCACTTCCAAATGAATCTAAAGGAGTCCAAGAACCTGTTGATTTAGGGTGGATTGAATTTGAACCCGTATATAATTCTCCACCTAAAGTACCTCTAAAGATTAATTCTGTTGAACCACTATTTATACCATTTCCTTCAATTGATTGAGGATTCATTACATAATCTTCAAATACGCTATAAGAAATTGGAGTTGCATAGTATCTAATTTCTTGGTATGAACCACTAAATGCACTATGAGAATTTACATCAGCTCTAGCATTTGAAGGGAAATAAGATCTAGCACCTGTAGTATATTCATTAATATCAACTGTAACTGAAGAGGTTGCTGTGAATCCTATTTGTGATCCATTAGATCCTGAGTATATACTGTTAGCAGCGTATAGAGAAAATTCATTATCTTGCCTAGTAATAGCGATAGACCACCAATTTTCATTATAAAATGGTAAATATACACTAGCAGAATCATTAGGATAATTAGTAAAATCAGGAACTAATTTTACAAAAGCATATTGGTTATAAGGATTTGAAATTGAACCATTAAAAGATCCAGATGTATATCCTGATCCTGTGTATTCTAATACTATGTAACTATCTGTGTCTAAACTCCAAAGTACTTGATTGGGTGTATCAATTCCTGATTGGAGTCCTGGGGTTTTAAATCTAAATTCTAAAGAAGAAGGAACATCATTTTGTGAATTCCACTGTGGGATTACAGGCCATTCTGTCGATATTTCCCCATCATTACCAGTATTAAATTTATAATTAAATTGTTCAAACCAGTAATCCCAATCATTAGTATTATCTTTATCTTTACCTCCAAATTCATCAATTCTTAATAAAGTATTTGGAATACCATAAATAGTAGCTAATGTTCTAATACCATCAACTGTACCTTTTTTCTTATATAGGTAAGATAAATTAGCATAAATACGTTTGTATAAACGTTTGTTAACATCATCTTGAGGTAAAATCTCATTTGAACCCGTAATTGAATTGTTAACATATTCAAACCCACTTGGTGTAGGTAAAGAACCTGTCATATCGGGAAATGGAAAATAACTTCCTGATGGGGTTAAACCTAAAGTTGATACAAATAAATTAAATGAACTAAATTGATTTTCGTATAAATTAAATCCTAAATCACGTAATTGTTGCGCGATTAAATCGCGTGAAATTCCTGAGTCAATACGGTTATCGTTATCCCATTTATTGGTGATATCTTTGATGTAAACCCATATATTTTCATCATAAAAATGCCCTACCATATTAGTAAAATCTAAATATGGTTGATTTGCTGAGTCTTCTCTTAAATATTCAGGAATAGCATAATAAACCCAATCTTGGTTATTTTCATCATATAATGAAGCCGTAGCTGAACTAGCTGTAATCCAAGTTTGAACTTCACTACTGGTAGTAGGAAATTGAACATAAGGCTGTGATGAATTAGATTTAGGCCAAGATTTAGAACCTGAAGTATAATATAAATAGTATTCATAATTATCAAATTCATTAATAGTTTCATTAATTAAATTTTGATAATAAGCAGTAGATCCGGAAGAGTTTACTATAGAGACTCCTGAGCCCGAGGAAGCAGAATCAGTCCAACTTTCAATTTGTCCTAATTTATAGAAGAAATTATTTAAACGTTTTTCTGCTGAAGAAAATTTGATAAAATTACTAAATTCAGTATAATCTATATTAATTTGGATACTAGGGTCTTCATAAAAACTATTAATTTGTTGTAATGAAGAAGTTAAAGAAGTATTAATTAAACTTTCATAGTTAATAGCTTCAGTAGAATTATTAACTTGACCCTTAATTTTAAGGTTTAAATTAGGTCCCTTTAATTTAATTGAATTATCTACAATTATAGGGGTATTAATCAATTCTACTAAATAAGCTATGGGGTCCGCTATTTGTTCAACTACCCATAATGTAGATTTTAATTGATATTGGGGTGGTAAAGGTTCATATAATTTAATTAATACTGTACTAGTATCTAATAAAATATTATTAGCAATTACTAATTGGTTATTACCAAAATTAAGATAAAAATCAGGGTAATATTCATCTGTGTTTCTTTCTTGGATAAAATCTAAAGAAGATGAAATAATATTTTCTGTAGATATATCATTAGAATCTAACCTAATTTCAGTTCTATCTGATGAAATTTCTGAGATGTAATATCTTTGGTCAAAATTAGAAGCCAATCTAGTTGAAAGGAAATTATAAAAAGTATTATAATTACCATCAAAATACCCTTCTGAGTTTAGATCTTCTTTAGGGTTTATAACTAAAATGTTATCTTCTAAAATATAATTAGTATAACTAGGGAAAACTTCAGAAGGAGGGAAAACTAAACCTCCATTATTTGGGTTATATATGTAATATTCTATATAATCTGTAGAAGGATTAAATAATGTACTTACTTCTACTGAAGAAATTAGATTTTCATCTGAAGTAGAGTAATCTTCTAGTTCAAATGTTGTAGGATCTACAGGTGTAATTCGAGCTTCAACCATAATTAACTATTTCTTCTTTCTTCTCTACGTTTTTTTCTTGCCTCTCTACGTTCTTCTCTACGTTCTTTACGTTTTTCTTTACGAGATTGTTCTTCTTCAGGAGTTAAACTTTCTTCATCAAAGTTAAATTCTGTAGGGATTTCTAAGTCTGGGATTTCAGGGATTGAAGGGAAATTAAATCCTGAGGTGTCTAATACATCGGCTATAGTATTAATAGCACCATTTCTTTCTTCAAGTAATTGTCTTCTTAACTCAGTAATTTCTTGTTGTAATGCCTCTATTTCAGTAGTTAAAGGATTATAACCAATATATTCGGTACTAGTAGTAATTAAGGTTTCATGAGAATTATTTCCTGTTTTTGGAATTGAGAAAAATAATCTATCATAAAGTAAGAAAAATTCATCTACGGATACATCCTGTACTGCTACAGATCCTGTAGGTAGGGGTACTAATTGGGTAAACTCAGTATCTATTACTTTAGGATACTGGGTTTTACTAAATGAATTTTTTGTTAGATTTACTTGTTGTCTCATTACCCATTAACTACTTTAAAGTAGTAATTATCATCATAAATTGTATTACTGCCTTCACTATCTACTTGAATTAAAATTTTGTAATATCTTTCGGGTTCTAAACCATTCATATAAACATCAAAATAACTTGAAGTAGCATCAGCACTAATACGAGTATAATTAGAATTAAAATCAACTACAAACTCATTTGTATCTAAATCTTTAATAGCATACCAAGCTGAGCCTGAGGGTAAGTAATATTGTTTAGTATACAAAGAAGAAGTTGACCAAACACGAGCAGGGTATTTAGGTCTACAGTTTATTCTAAATCTGTTTACACTTTCAGAATAAAAAATACCTGGGTTTTCTGCTAGAGCTATAAAGGCATTAGGTTGGAATAATTCAGTAGTTGATGAAGATCCGGTATTCCAGGTTGAATCATCCCATTTAAGTTCTAATTGTGGTGGGTAAATAGTATTAGTATCTACACTATAATATTGTAAAACAGGTTGGATTTGTTTATTAGTATTAAATTCAGCACCATTTTCCCATTTAATTATAAATCCATTATTATTCATTGAACCACTATACCATTCACTAACTACAGTAGTAACGTCTACATTTAAATCTTTTTCAGTACGTGGACCAAAACTTTGAGTTACTTTAAAGCGTGTAGTAACTCCCCCAACACTTTTTCTAACAAACCAACTACCGCCTCCTTGGGGGGAATAAGTAGCATCATAATAACTAGAAATTACATATGAGCCTGAGGCTCCAGAAACATCCCAGCTAGATCCTCCTTCAAAATCAGCGGAATTCCAACAAGCCCCATCAGAAGTTATAGGTTGGTCTAAATAGGTACCTGTACCTTGATTCCAAGATTTATTAATTGGAAAAATAACTACATCTGAATCTTCTACGATTCCTTGGGCAGTTGCTATGTATGATTTTAACCCGGCGGACCATGATCCTGTTATTTTGTTATCAATTATATCTATAATTTCATTATTATCAAATGCTATTAAAGTTCTAGCTACAGATGGATTACTATCTAAAGCAAAATTTAAATTAGATAATTGATTGATAGGATCTATCCCTGTATTCATTGAAGGATACATTGAATAAAGAGAAGTATCTTTATAAGGAAAAAGTTTATATACTGCCATAATATTATAAGTTAACTATTTTACCTTTAATATCACTATTTGGAAATCTAACTTCAAAAATCATAGGATCGATTGAAGGGTATAATACTCCATTTATAGTAGCCCCCTCAACATCATATGCATATGGAGAATAATTTCCACCAGTTTTATTAGAGAAATAAATATTTTTTACAGTTTGAACACCTTCAATTCTATCCAATAAATTATAAATATCTCTATAAATTATAGGTTCATTAATTTGCCAATTTCTAACATTAAAATAATTTTGTAAAGATAAAATACATCTTCTTAAAACATCATTATTATTAAAATTAGGTAAAATTATAATTTCAAAATCAATACCTATATTAACTATAAAAGCATCTTTAATAGCAACTGAGTCTCCAATTGTTCTAAACTGGGATAAATATGTGGATAAATTTTGTTTTAATGTTGGGCTTGCTGTTGTTAAAAAATTATTAGCATCAAAAGCTAAAACATATAAATCAATATTAGCTCCTGTATTAGCTTCTGCTTTTGCTTTTTCGGTATATACTTTAGCAATTTTTCCATATTTAGGGAGCATTGATAAAGCTCTTACAGTATAGTCATCTGGGGTGACTGTTCTATATTGAGTGTTAAAATTAGAAATAATATTTTGTCTTAATTCTTGTAAGGTATCCCCACCTCTACCACCCGAAGCAGCTCTAGGATTATTTACAACTACTGAATTAAAAGAAGCATTATAATCAGCACCTCCGGTTCCATTAAAATTAACAAATGTTTTATTAATTTGAGTAATATTTGTTAAAGTATTAGCATTTACGTTAGCAGATACTCCACCACCAGTTAAATATCTTACTGTTAAATCACCAGTTGGTGCTATACCATAAGTAGGAGTAAATATAAAGTTTGTAGGTGAATAAGCAGTTGTAAGTTTATTTTTTTCAAATGGTAGACCTAAACCTACATTATCTGAATTTGGAGTAATTTCCTCTTCTACATCTTGAGTTGTACCAGCACCAAATTGGATTTCTAATGAACCACTATTAATAAAACGGGTTGCAAATCTACGTTGTGTTTGTTTTAATTGAAGTAAATAAGGTGCATCTCCTTCATTTAAATAATTGTTAGGATCATTAGGATTAGTATTACGAATTGAATCATAAACCATTTCCTCAGCTAAATAAGGTACTTCATACCAAGTATTACCATTACTATCTACTATATCTAAAATACCAACAATACTGCTATCATTAATAGTAGTTGTATAGAATTCTATTGGAGTAGATCCTACTGATATAGTAGTTTCTTTAATAGTAGATGAAATAGCTTTTCTGGGTTTTTTAAGGAGATATGATGTAGGTCTATTATTATTATCTACAGTATATACAGTAGCTTCAGTGGGGTCTTGAGAGCTAGATACAGTAAAGTCTACAGGATCTTCAGTTAAAAAGTTAATATTTGTATTAGATAATGAATTAATTTGAGTATTACTACTAATTAAAAGTGCATAATTATAATCAGGTGAGTATTGATCAATACCTGAAGTTACTGAAGGAACAGTTTGGTAAAAATCTATATTAACACTAGCTACTCCCGTAACTTGAGGTTTATAACCCATTACATATGCTAAATCAAATAAATTTTCAAATTTACGAGCATACTGAGTAAACGTTTCTTGGAATTGGTTATCCTGATAGAAAGTTAAAACATCACCTATATAAGATGCCATTTCCATAAACATCATACCAGGTGAAGCTTCACTAAAATCCGTATAAGTTGTAGGGAAATATGTTTTAGAATAATTAACTAAAGCTGATCTTAAATCAGCAAAGTCTTTATTTACATATTTTATGTCTCTTGCTTGTGCCATTATCCAAAGTTAATTTCGATTTCATCAATTATCCCTTGTTGGGGTAGTGAATATTTTATTGTTACTGTAATACTATTAGTGGTGTCATTACCTATTATATTTACTTCATTTAATTGTATTGAAGGATAATATTCTTGAAGTTTAATAATAATATGATCTTCTATACCATCAAAAGTATCATTAGCTATTTGTTCAAATAAAAAACTTCTTAAACCTCCACCAAAAAGAGGATTATCGGGCCTTTCACCCTGTTCTGTTAAAAAGTAATTAATTATATTATTTTTTAAAGCATCTTGACTAGTATAATTACTTATAAAACATTGTGGGTTTGAAAATGGAATATTAATCCCTACTCCAACATTAGGTTGAAAGTCAGTAGCAGGTATTATTCTAGGTCTAAAAGCCATTATTTTTTATTCATTAATCCCATAATTTGATCTAAACCAACATTACCTGCAGGTAATTGGCTACCTTCACCCGAAGTATTCATTCCAGGAGGAACTTGTAAATTTCCTCCCATATTACGAGCATCAGCTGAGTTAAAATTAAGAGTATCTTGTCCTGGAGACATACCTCCTAAGATTGAAGCATATGCTGCTCTTTGTTCAGCTATATTTTTAGGCTTAGATGTTTGAGTTGTTTGTTCAGAAGTTGAAGATTCAGCTACTACAGTCTTAGGTGAACGTACTGCTTCAAGAAGAATATCTTTTAATTCATCTTGAATAGCTTCTCTCACTTCTTCTCTAATAATTTTTCTTAATTCTGTTAATTTCATGGTTATAAATATTAGTTTAATATGCTTTTAAATCATCTCTATCAATAATAAATTTTAATTCATCAATTAATACTTGAGGGTTTGAAGCGAATGAATATTCAGTTGATATCATAATAATACCTGATTTGTTTTTTCCTACTGCTCTATTTTCGTCTACCCTATCGGTAAAAGGTCTAGTTTCTATTTCTAAAATAAATCCTTTATAAGTAGAATCATTAGCTGAGGTTTGGGCTAATAATTCATTTTCATATATATTATTAATAGAATCAGATACTCCTGTTAGATCAGCATCAGGATTACAAAATAAAATTAATACATCTAATCTATCAAGTAAATCCACACATTGAACTATTACAAATTGAGAAGTTGCAAATGCCGGGGATACTTGGTTAATTATAGATTGAATAGGTGGAATATTAGGGGTACCATCAGATTTAAAAACAACAGTATCAGCTATTGTGTCTAAATCATTTATAATAGAAGTTATAGCTCCTGGGATTAATGGGATACCTTTAGCTGCTTGATTTATTCCAAAACTAGCTCCTCTTAAAACTTTAACTATTTGGGATAAAGCATCAGCAAAGCCAGCGCCAAAATTTACACCTATTGTAAATGAATCTAATAATTTACCTGTGTTGTTTAAATATTCTACAGCATTGTTCCTTTGTTCTATAAGACGGGGTAATTGAGCTGTACAAAATTCTTCTTTTAGTTGGGCTTTTATTTCATCAATATTATCTTGATTTTTTTCTAATGCAGATTCTACTTGATCTATAGCATATTCTCTAATTAGATCTGATACTAATGGTATAACAAATTTAGATAATTTTTTAGCTTGCTTTAAAATTAATTCTCCTAATCTTTGTAATCCTTTAGTTTTTTGATCTTCAGGAACAGAATTTAAGAGGGATTCTATATTAGTATTTGATAAACGTGATTGTAATTCTCTCTCGTTTTTTAAACTGTTTTTTTGGTTTCTTTCAGCTATTACTTTTTGAGGGTCTTTTGATGGTGGGGGTGGTTGTAAATCTATATATAAAGAATTTATTGTACCTTCCCCAACAACACCATCAACAGTTAGTCTAGATGCTTGTTGGTAAGCTTCAACAGCTGCTTTAGTTTCATTTCTAAAAATACCATCAACCCCAAATTCAGGTAATTCAAATCCTAAAGCAATTAAAGCTTCTTGTAATTCTACTACTAAACCATTAGGTTTAGCCTCACTACCATCCCCTCTACGAAGGACTCCAGTAGAATTTAAGAGATTTTTTACCCTAGGATATAAATCTCTTTTTTGTTCTGCTGTAAGAGTAAGTTTAATAGCCATTATACTGTCTTAGTTGTGTTAGATAAAATATTAGATAATTCCGCTTTATAACTCCCTATATTATCATTAATAGCTTCAGCAATTAAATTTGTAGGACTAAATGTTGAACCTACTGGAGGGGTTATTTGTCTAGATAAGGTACCTGTTAAAAATTCTAAATCATTTAAAATTTTACCTAATAAATTTACTAAATCATCTCCTAAAACTACAGGTTGGGAAGTTTCTTTACCCCCTAAATATAATTCAGGAGTTTGAATTACCATTTCAGTTCTAGCATCTATATTAACTGATTCTAAGGTATTAAGATTAATACTTTTCTTTGAAGATAATAAAATATGATCTTGAGTAGAATTAAATAATAATCTACCAGAATTTAAAATAATTTGTTCTCCTATATATGTGTTTGGAGTTGTAGGAGCAGTACTTCCCGAATATGATAAATAGTCATTTTGAGAGGAGACTTCAATTGGTATTTTTTGGGTTGAAGTAAAGTAAGCAGAAGATCCATCTAAATTTATATCTTCAGTGATAGAATTAAATGTAGGTTGTTCTGTGTGTTTTTTATTAGTTAAAATGGTAATAGGATCTCCTATACTACCACTAGTAGACCAATTATTTTGTACAGGGACAATTCCATTAGGTACAGTATTACCAAATCTAAGTGAATTCCCAAATCTACCATCTATAATATAATCTCCTTCATAAGGGAATGTAGGATTTGAAATATTATCTTCATTGAAATATAGTCCAGGTTTAAACGTTGTATTACCTGTTTCTAATGATTTATTAGGATTTCCAGTTTGTTCAACTTCTTGATAACTTTTACCTTGAGAATTAGATGTTACTTTAGTTGTTGGGTATGGAATTGGGTTTGTTTGATTACTATTCCAAAGATTTAAAGGAGATAAATAATAAAAAGTTAAATTATTAAAATTATTTTTGTATTCTTTATTTGCTAAGCCTATAATTAATACAGTTTCATTAACTAAAGGGTAATTTTTTAAATTGGGGAAAAAAGGTAATACTCCATTTATAATATCACTTCCTCCCAATTGTACTTCTTGTAATAGTTGTACTGAAGATGTACCGTTTGATGAAGTTCCTGATTGGTCTATGTTTAAAATTCTGGCCGATAAAACTTTCCCTTCAAGTTTTCTTAATAAATCTTGATTTAGGGAAGTATTATTATTACCCTGTCGTTTATATTGAGCTTGACCTGATTTTAAAGTAGTCATAGTTATTTACTTTGAAGTTTTTCCATCTCTTCAAGTAATTGAGCTTTTTCTTCATCAGAAATACCTAAACCACCATCCTCACTAGTAGAATTTAAAGCACGTTGAACTAACGTAGCCATTTTAATTAGTGCGTCGTCATTTTTAACACCAATTTCCATATATTCTTTAATAAGGGGTACAATAAGTGTAGCATCACCAATATCAGAAACCATTGGTTTTAATTCAGATATAAGCGCGGTTACTTGTGCTTCGCGGCGCTTTTGGTTATTATAGATTTCCTCAAGTAAATCCGAGAATTTCTTATTACCAAATACTGTTTTTTCGAATTGTTGACTCATATTTATAGTGTTTATTCATGTATAAATATAACCTTATTCGAATTCTACATA